AAGATACTAAGATTCTTCTAAACACCCAGAATAGTTTTTTAATCCAATTAAAACATAAATGGTTACAGTTAGCGAAGAAATATAAAGGAGAAGAATTAGAATATGAAAAGTCCAAAGTTTATACAGAAATATTCACTTCTCCAAATTATAGGCGTTATGTGCAGAATAGTAAAGATATTGGATTAACTCGACAAACATTATTGAAGGAGGAAAAAGAAGATAAAGAAATGTTATTGATACAACAGAATATTTATAAATTGCAAGAGCTGGAAAGTGTTAAGCAGTGGTTACCTGATGAAGTGTTAGCAGAAATGGAATTATCTATAAAAGAAATAAAATAACAATGATTATAATTTATTAAGTGGTGTTTTAATTGACACTAAAATGGAATAATATTAATTATTCTATCTTCGTTGAAGATACTTTATTAAAAATACTTTTATCCTATTATTTAAAAGGATTTTAAGGAATCGAATAAGATTACTTATTTCAGAAGCGTTTTAAAGTTGAATAGATTTTAATTAGATTTTAAGTTTCTTAACAGTGTTTTAACGAACCTAATATAAGTTTAGCTATTATGGATAACAGCATAATAGCTATTGGAATAATAAATAATATTATAATTAGGAGATAGTAACATGTCAACTTGTATAGAGTGTAAATATTTTGTCAGAATAGATATTATTAGCTATTGTAATATATCAGATAAGTTACTAAAGATGAATAATGCTTATATATGTAAGTTCTTTGATAAAAAAGTATCTGATAGAAAAGATGACGTATTTAGCATATTAGAAAATTGTAATTATGATGATAGAATAGTTAAGTTGATAGAAGAAAAGGAAACTTTAAAAGATGAAAATATTATATGTCATAAAGAAATCAAACAATTAAATGAAGAAATAGAACGATTAAAGAACGTGAGTACACGCTTACTTGATAAATGTGATAGTTGTCAATTAAAAGATGTTGTTAGTTATAATAACAAATATAATAGTGAATTAATGAGTTCAGTAGCTACGTTAAAACATGAGAAAGAAATATTAGAAAATAAAATAATTAAAGAAAAAGACAATGAAATAGAACGATTGAATAAAGTTAATAATATATTAAATAATAAATGCGATTATTGCCAAATTAAAAAAACATTAGAACAAGATAATAAAAATAGATGTACTTTACTAAGTGATTTAGCTAAACAAATAGAAAGAAATGAAGAATTAGAAAATAAATTAACAATGTTAGAAATAGGTGCAAAACAAGATAAATGCTATTATGAACACCAAATAAAATGGTTAACGAGAGAAAAAGAACACCTTATTCATAGTTATAATGAATTAAAATCACAAAATACAAAGACTAATAAAACATATACTTGTAAAGATTGCAAAAGATTTTATGATAACAGATGTTATCATAGAGAAGATATTTCAGAAGAACGTAAACAATCTATGAAAGATGAAAAAGCATGTGTTCATTTTGAATTAAAGGATTAATCTAATGAAATATGAAGAATTAAGAAATAAAGATAAATATCAATGGTTAAATAATTATTACACAGTAACTGAAATAGAACAATATTATACTTTAAGTAAGGATATTAAAGATAGTTACCCAATCGATGAAGTTCCTCAAGATATATATAACAAGTTAATGGGTATTCAAAATAACATAAGAAAGATAGAAGCATCGATTAAAGAGTTAATCGAGGATGTTTCAAAAGATTTATTTGACAAAGGTAAACTACATTATTAATAGGAAGAAACAATGAAAATATTAGAAAACATTAACTTAAACGAATTAAACGAATTATCTCAATATTGCTATCAACAAGCTAAAATCAAAGGTTTTTACGATGGATATGAATATCAGATTAGTGAAAAGCTATTATTAATTATTACAGAAATATCAGAATTATATGAAGTATATAGAAGACAATTAAAAGATGAAACATTAGCCGATATTATACATAATGGCTATGAAAAGAAAGATAGTTTCGTTGACGAAGTAGCTGATGTATTTATCAGATTATTCGATTTCTGTGGTAAGTTAGATATAGATATTGCTAAACAAGTCAAATGGAAGTTAGATTATAACAAAGAAAGACCATATAAACATGGAAAGGCGTTTTAATATGAATAAACAAATAAATGATATAATAAGTAACATAACAAAGAAAAAATATGAGATTATAGAAGCTTTTTTATTAATGGGTTATTATGTAATTGAAAGAAATGAAACTTCTTTAAATACTATTGAAATAGAATACGGTGATAATAAAAATCCTAAAGCTTTTGTTACACTAAAGTTTGACGGTAGAACATTTAATATCAAAACTAACCCAGATATAATAGAATGTGCTAATAAGTTAATAGACAAAGCTGAGGAAGAATTTTCTTTGAAATTACCAAGGATATAAATGACAGAAAATAAACCTAAGCTAACACAACAAGAAAAACTTTCCATCCTAAGTAAACAATTACCAAAGATTACTGAATTAGATAGGGCTATACAAAAGGCTATTAATTACTATTCAGAAAACTTTAGTCAATTCATTAATACGTTTTTAAAACATCACTTTTCTTATAGCTATTGTGAGTTTCATAACACATTAATTAAAGAACTTAACTTCAACAAGGTTAATCAATACTATAAAAGAATGTTATTTGTAGCACCTCGTGGACATGGCAAATCTAAAATAGTATCATTTGCATATATATTATGGTTAATATGTACTAAGCAAGTTAATTTTATTGTGTTATTATCAAATACTTTATCTCAAGGTAAAGATTTCATTCAGAACATAGTAGCTGAATTAGAGGAGAATGAAGGATTAAAAAAGATATTTGGTATTGAACCTGCCAAAGATAAAGGCAATAAATACATACGATATACAGATACAGATATTATATTAAATAATGGAACTCGTATCGTTACAAAAGGAACAGGCCAAAAGATTAGAGGATTATCATTTAATAAACATAGGCCTGATTTAATTATATGCGATGACTTAGAAAACGATGAAAATTGTCAATCGCAAATGCAAAGAATAAAAGTCAAAGAATGGTTTAATCGTGTTATATTACCTTTAGGACATAAAGATACTACAATATTAATAGTAGGGACATTCATCCACTTCGATAGTTTGTTATATAACTTATTCAAAGATGAAAACAAATATTTAAAATATAAGTTTGAGGCTATTAAAGAAGATGGAACTCCTTTATGGGATAGCTATTATACAATAGAGCAATTAAATGAAAAGCGAAATGAAGATGCACGCTCGTTTGAAATTGAATACATGAATAATCCTAATATACAGGAAACAAAACCATTTAATTTAGACAATTTTAAGTATTTCGATATTAATCAAGTTGGTGAAAGTATTAAACTAATTCATACAGTAGCTTATATAGATTTGGCAATGTCAACTAAAAGCTATAATGACTTTACTTCAATATGTACTTTAGGAATTGACATGAAAAATACTAAGTACGTATTAGATTGTCAGATTATAAGGAAAACACCCGAAGAAGTAGTCAAGTTAGTTATAGAGTTGAATAAGAAATACAAATGGAACATATTAGGAATTGAAAGTAATGCGTTTCAAGGTTTATTTAAAACTATATTAGAAACAGAGTTTTCAAAGAATTATGTTACAATGCCAATTAAAAAGATTATGAATACAACTGATAAGATATTAAGAATTACTACATTATCACCATTGATAGAACAAGGTTTAATACAATTTAGAAAAGATTATAAACAATGCTATCCTGAATTAATAACACAATTAGATTTCTTTCCTAATGCACCTCATGACGATGCACCTGATAGCTTGGAAGGGTGTTTGCAATTAATTAAGCATGGTATTTATACAACAGGAAACTTTAGATAGGATTATATGAAATTAACATTAGAACGAATAAAACAATTAAAATTGTTAGATAAGTATTCATTTTGTGATAGTAATTGTGGGTTATGCAAAGAATTAATAGGTGATTATTGCAATCATATAATAAAAGTTAATTGTATAATGAAAAAATGTAGCTACTGTAAATCACATCATTATAAGGAATTTAAAAATGGTGATTTAAAAGGGTTTTGTTTAGCTTATAAACTATTTATTAATGATTTAAGTGTTATAGAGTTAGATAGATGTATATTTTATGAAAAGGATTAATGAAATGTATTATAAGTATCTAAATAAAAGATTATTATTTGAAATAATAAAAAGCTATAAAAATAGGTTATGGTATTTAATACCAACAATACGATTTATGTATGTTAAAAGCTATGAACAATATAAATTATCTATATTTTTATTTAATATTGAAATAGAATTAACTTTGGATTTAAAAGATGATGAAAGATGAATTAACTAAAGAACACATCGACAGAATGAATGAAATAATTTGTGATGTTGTATTAACTTCATTAGAGTTATTTCTTATGGGTTATAAAAGAGAAGATGAATATTATCAAAATGAAATGAAAAAAGTAATGGATAAGTATTGATAATTAAAACATCATATAATGCTTTACTTATGTTAATCTCCTTCTCGAACTAAATATCGTAATCCCCATCGAGTTTCCATTGAAAGTCTATCTCCTTGCATTGTTTTTTCTATTTCAACGATAGATGTTTTTCTAAGAAGAGATGCTCTTCCAATAATAGCAAGATGAACATCAGTTAATTCTGGGCGATGATAACTTGGGCTTCCAAGTTCTAATAATTGAATTCTAAGCTCATCTCGCATTTCCAATTCGTTTCCTGAAGTTATTAACAAGTCAGTAGAAATAATTTTCATGCATTTTTTGGTTCCTCGAACAATTGTAATATGTTCAGGGCTAATATTATTAGCAGATGATCTTCTTTTCCAATTTAATTTCTCTGCTGTTTTGTATATTTTTTTATTTGTTAAACCCATTTTGTTACCTCTTTTTTATTTTGTTTTTTTATAATCTTATAACACAAATATCGTAATATTTTATTAAAAAGTAAAGTGTTTTTTTAATTAAATTAAAATAAATATACTAAAAATAATATAAATCAAATAATAATATCATGTTAATGCAAATAAAAAACCTCAATATTTCTATTGAGGTTAAAAGATGGAGTTAAATTTATGGAAAATAATTGTAATAATAATTAAGACAGTAACTGTAATCCCAGTCCGTTTAATTACAGTTACTCTGTTATCACATAGGAGGTAGATGAACTAATAATATTAAATGTCTTAAACAAACATTTGAAGATATAAACACTTATGTAAAATAATAAACTACAAAATTATTTTATTTTATCACTGTAATAAATACTTACATAACTTATATTTTATATTAACTGTAAAAAATATTTACAGTTTTATTATATATAGTGTTATCATTAATGTATAGTGTAATAATTTATTACAAAACATAAAACTTTTAATTAGTGTAAAAAATATTTACAGTTGGTAAAATGCAATTAACAGAAACATTAAATATACCACAAGAAATTAAGACATCTCAAAGACATCGTTTATATCAAGATAACATTGCTTATGTTAATCAAGCTAATGCGTGTTACTCTAATCGTAAATATTTAACAACAGACGTACTTATTAGACATGACAGAGAAAAAGAATTATTGTATCAAAAACGTCAAAAGTTTTCTTGTCATTTAAATTATTTTAAGTTCTTTATTGACCAATACTTTAAAGCATTATTTGGTTCAATAAAAGAAGTTGAAAGAAAGTTTAAAAATCCATATTCGTCAATCTTAGAATACCAATCTAATATAGATTTAAAAGGTACAGATGCCACTTTATTTTTTAGAAATCTTGGCGTTCAATCGTTAGTATCTAAGACTTCTTACTGTATGATAGATTATTCGGATGAATTAGAAAGAGCTTATGCTTATCCTATTTGTTTTGAGGATGTAATCGATTGGCAATTGGATTTATTTGGCAATTATGAATGGGTATTGATTAAACAAGAAAAATATCTAACATATACACCTGACAAATTACATGAAAAACAAGATTGTTATTTGTTATATGGTACTCAAGGCTTTCAATGGTATGATGATAAAGGTAATAAATTACAAAAATCTAATGCTATTCCTATAACTAATGGCATTAACTATTTAGGATTTGTTCCATTAATTCCTATGCGTTTAAGAGATGTCAATATGGATGACATGGGAGATAGTTTTAACGAAGCGTTACTCGAAGCTAATAATTCTATATTAAATGTATTTTCTCAATATTTGGAAGAAATATATCAAAATACATTCAATATATTATTATTACCACAACTCCCAGCTCAATATGAAGTTGACGCAGATGGCAATCCAAGAATGAAGGTTACGGAAATTAGCACTTCCCAGTTTATCGAAATGCAACCTAAAACTAATGACTATCAACCATTTGAACCTAAGTATATACAACCTAATACAAGCACATTAGATGCTAAGTTAAACGTAATTAGATTTTTAGTTGAAGAAATGGAACGAATAGCTGGGTTTAAAGGGAAAGATAGTTCTAAAGTTGGAAATCTAAGTGGTGTATCTAAACATTTCGATTATATAAACACAAATGAAACATTAAGACAAATAGCAATGCAAATGACTGATTTTGAGAATAAGTTTTGGTTTTATATGTATCAAATACAGAATACAGCTAATTTAAACTTAGATTATACTCAATTTAGTAGCAATATTAATGTTATATATCCTGATAGATACGAAGATTTAAATACAGATAAGGAAATTGATAAATTAGAAGGTTATTTAAACCATATTTATTTATCTAAAGTTACAAGTAAAACAGCAATAGTAGAAGCCGAAAAGAAATATGCAAAAGAAATATTAAATGTTGATGATAGAACTTATAAAACTATTGAAGATGAATTAGATAAAAGTTTAAATGAAATGACAACAGAAAAGAAAGAATTAATGCCTAAAACAATAGACAATTCAATGAATACAAAAGAAGAAATAGAAGATGAAAACGAAGATGAAATTGAAGAGGATAATCAAACACAAATAGAACCAGTTATTAAAACAACTAAAAAGTAATTATTTTTATTTTAAACAAGCCATTATCTTTGGGCTCTAACTAAAGAAATACCAAATTCCAGAGGTCTAAAATGGAAAACGATTTAAACAATACACAAGAAAATGTTCTTTCACAACAAAATACAAACCCTGAAACACCAAAATCACCTGAAATAGATACTAAAATATATGATGATTATCTAACAAAAGGGAAAGCTATTGGTGCAAAAGGGAAAGAAGAAAGTTTAAGAGCTAAAGGGTTATTATTAGACCCAGAAAAAGAAGTAAAAATAACAAAAGAAATGTATGAAAAGTATATCAAAGACCAAAAGACAGCAGAAGATATTACAGAAGTACCTGAAACACCAAGAAAGAAAGAAGAATACGAGAAGGTTTTAGAAAAAAAGGACTTGATATTTAAGCAAAAAGAAAAAGAATACCAAGAAAAAATGGAACAGTACGAAAAAGAGCTTAAAAAAGTACAAGAAGAGCAAATACGAAAAGATAAAATCACAACAGTTAGAGAAGGATTTTCAAAGTTAGGTTTAAGAATGATAGACGATGATATATCAGACTTCTATATTCGTAAAATAGCAGATGAAATTAGCTTCGATGAAAAAGGCAATATAATATTTGAAGATGAAGATGGTGTCCCTAAAGTAACAGCAGAAAAAGGTTTAATGACATTACAACAAAGAATACAAGATTTATATTCTGAGAAAAGTGTTCTTTTTCAAAAGCCTTCGCAGAGTGTTGGGATAGGTTCTAATTCTTTTAGTACAAAGAGAAAAGGTGAATATACAGGTGAAGATGTAAGTAATATGACAGATGAGGAATTCGCACAATTCAAAAAAGCACACTGGAAACAACAACAAAAAAGATAACATACATTTCAATCTAATCTAATATAAATCAATTCTTACTTTCTTCATAAGTTTTAAATTAAAATAAAATAAATATTTTTATATAAAAGAGGTCAATCATGGCAGTTTATAATATGACTACAAATAGTGGTCTTAATGGTACTGTTATTGCCCGTGAGGCTGTAACATACGCAAAAGGTTTTATGGGATTATCTAAGTATTGTAACATGAAATTCCAAGCAGATATTCCAGAAAATAAAACCGTTTCAGTCCCTGTGTTATCTACAATCACAGCAAGTGAAAAAACAGCAGGAAGTACATTTTCAAATACTACTTCCACTATTAATACAGTATCTGTAACATTGGAAAAACATTTATATGTTAATCCAGTAGTTGAAGATACTTTAAGTGCTACAACTCGATTTGCAGTTGAAGAACAATTAGGAAGAGCAATGGCATCTTCAATAATTGCAGCTTTAGATACATATATTGCAAGTACAATTCAAGCTGGAGTCGGATGGACATACGGAACATATAACACAGCAATGACAGTTAGCGGTGTATCCTATTGTATTCAGAATATGAAAAATGCTTATTTATTACCTAATATGCCAATGTACTTAGCAGTTACTCCAAAGGGTGAACGTGATTTAAGAAATGATAACGATTATAAATTGTTTTATAACTATGGTTCTAATCAAGTTATTTCTGCAGGTTCTTTACCTAATATCTATGGTGCAAATGTTGAAATGTTTAACTATCTTCCTATTAGCGGTAACAACTCAAGCGGTTTATTTTGGACACCTGAAGCTGTCGCATTAGTTGGTGCAACATTACCTATGGAAAATAGAGCTGGTGTAAACTTCTATACATATACAGACCCAGATACTAATTTCGGTATTCGTGTAGCTGAATATTATGATAACTCTTACGGTGGTATAGCATGGCGTCCTGAATTGTTCGTAGGTTGTAAAGTATTAGTCAGCGGATGGGTTGGTGAATATAAACATTAATAAGAGGTTTTAAATGGCACCTGAATATATCGTTTACACACGTACTGCTGCAAATGCTCTTGTTGTAAAAGAAACAACTGTGAATAGTAAAAAGGTAGCTATTGTTTATGCAACTCAACAAGAGGCATTCGATGCCGTTAAAGATGATTATCCAAGTGATAGTATTTATGTTGCAAAATTGCAAGAAAGAGTAGATACTAATACATGGACTGACCCAGTTTAACGCATTGAAGTAGTTTTTAGAATAAAAGGAATAAAGATATGTCTTTAGAGATAAAAGAAGGCATTAATTCCTTTTGTAGTTTAGATTTTGCCGAAGATTATTTATCTTCGGATTATTCATGGGGAAGTTCGTGGGATAGTTTAACAAGTCCCAGCAAGGCAAGGTTATTAATTACTTCCACGAACTTCCTCAATAAACTAATCTATAAAGGAAGTAAAGTCGATTTAAATCAACCATTAGCATTTCCTCGAAAGTTCGATTTAACTAATGTATCTTTATCTTATTTTGCTGAATATTATGATTATTATAATACGTTTAACTTTGCAGGATACCAACAATATAATTATATAATACCCATTGAAGTTAAGAAAGCTCAATGTGAATATGCAAAGTCTTTATTTTTGTACGATACAAATACTGACTTACAAAACTTAATAGATATGGGAATAGGTAATATTAAGATAGATACATTACAATTTTCTGAAATAAAAAGTAAATCGGAAATGCCTAAAGCTGTATCTGATTTGCTAATTATTTTCTTAGATGTTCCTACAAATAAATACTATAGAGCATAATATAATAATGTGTAATATTTATTTACGATTGTAAATATTTATTACACATATTAAAAAAAATAGGTGTTTAGTATGGCAAATATACCAAAGTTCTTTTTTACAAATACATCTTTCTCGATTGCACGGATAGAATATATAAAAGGCAAATGGCAAATAGCTAAAAATATAGATGGCAATAATGATATTGTTACTGGTAAAGGATTATGGAAAGAAGTATCTCAGAAGAGTGGGACAATTCAAAATACTTTACAGAGCAATAATAAACAGATTATCGTTATGCAAGTTGAAACATACGATGTTGAATTACAATTTACAGGATACGAATTGACTGAAAAGATAGATAGATATAGAATTAAAAAAGGTAATCAGTATTATGAGATTATAGGTAAAACTCCTTATTTAGCAGTCGTTAAAGGTGCAAAATATAAGCTAAGAGAAATAGAACCGATGGATATTAAATGGTAAATTTGCAAAAAGAGGTGTATCTATGTCAGAAGTAATTCAAAATGATTGTACAATTCACACTTGTAAGAGATGTGGTGTGTTATTTAAAACATGTTTCCCAAATGAATATCGTTGTTTACGATGTGAAGACGAAGAAACTGGGGAAAATGTATTTAACAAAAAATAATATGTTAGAGGTAGGATGATTAAGTTCATCCTATATTTAAAAATATAATAATATTAGAAATAGAAATGAAAATTGATATTTATAAATAAGACAGGAGAAAACTATGTCATTAGAAAGAAATAAGGCAATTTATTATCTCTATATTGAAAATAGAGGCTTTGTTAGAAGTTCCATGAATAATCTATGGGAATTCTATAGTATGCAAGATGTAAAAGATTATATAACAGAGAAAGAAATAACTAAATATAGAATATTAGAATTAAAAGAAGATAATATTGAGTTTACTGATGAAAACGCTATATTATTAAGTAAATATGAAGAACCAGATATTTTATATAAGGATTAAATTGTATAATTTAAGATAGGAGAAATACAATGAACGATAAAATTGAAATAAGCAAAGAAGATTTTGATTTAATACATAGAAAAATAAATCTTTTACAGCAACTTATAATACCAACTCAAACTATTTTTAATCATGCTAAAGAAATAGATGATATTTTAGATAAATATAAGGAGAAATAACAATGAAAGATTTATATCAATTATTAAAAGCATATTTTAAAAAACAACCAATAATTTTAAATTGTACTTTTAAGAATTGTGGTTCTATTAACTTAGAACAAACAGATAAAGGTTATAAGTTTAGTCATATAGATAGATAATATTAATATTAAGATAGGAGAAATACAATGGGATTTTTTAGAAAAAAAGAGATAGAAAAACCTGACCACAAAGATACAATACATATTATAAACAAACCAATGAATGAATTAATGCCACAAGAAAAAGTCTGTTTTATTACTGGAGGCGGATTAGGGGATGTTCTATTCCAATGTTTATCAAAAAAATCAGATTTAACATTAGCTAAAAATTATGTTAATAATCACTTCAATATTCACTCTAAAATGCTTTGTGTATGTCATAATAAATCTGCAATAGAATTATTTGAAAATCAATTATGGTTAAGTGAAATAAAACTTTTACCTTATGCTTATTCATTAGAACCATATAAAGAAGAATTAGATAATTTTAAGTTTATGGATAAACCTACATTATTAAACGAAGTACATCAAATACATGAAGAATATGAGAATATATTATTACCCAAAGAATTAGAACATGTAAAAGAATTAACAAATGAACCTTATATATTAGTACATCCATTTGGCGGTCAAAATGATAGAGATTTTAGTGAGAAAGATTTGAACGAAATCAGAGAAGCTAACAAAGATAAAAAAGTATATGTGTTAGGTAAAAATTACGATAGAATATCTCATAGTATTGAAGAAAACCCATTTCCTAATGAGTGGATAGATTTAATCGATAAAGTCAATGTTAGGGAAACCATAGAATTGGTTAAGAACGAGAATTGTAAATATGTTTATGCTTCTCATAGCTGTATTTTAATGATTGCATGGATATATTTAAAACCTAATACTCTTTATTATCCTGAGAATAGTGGAGCGTCAACTCAAATATTCGATAAAAATATAACACCTTATAATTTCGGTATTCAATACAAAGATATTACAACATTAAAAATAATTCAAAGGTAGAACATGAAAAAACTAACACCATTTGAAATAGAATATTTACACACTATGTTAGATATACAGAAAGCTAAGATATTAAAAGACATGCAGAATAGTAAAGATGTAAGAGATTACGAAATAACATTAAACATTATTAAAACAATTAGAGATAAATTAATAATACCAGAATTAGGTTAGGAGAAATATAATGAGTAAATTAGACTTAGTTATAGATAAACAAAGAAATAAACATAATAAATTAAATGTATTATTTTGGGGAGATACTCCTTTAAAATGGACTGGATTTGGTCAAGTAATACGTAATATTACAAAAGAACTACATAAATTAAATCGATATAATATAAAAGTTATTGCTAAAATGCACGATATTGAAGTTGATGAGTTCGGGAATAGATTACCATCTTATGAAAGTAAAATGAACTCATGGGTTGAAGAGGATGTAAAACCTAATCAAATAAAAGAAGATTATCCATCAGAAATAGAATTAATAACACCTAATTATTGTACTCCTGAAGAACAAAGACAGGGATTGCATAAAGAAATGCACGGGAAATATAAACTACTGAGATACTTAATGACACATAAAGTAGATATATTATTTTTATTAGATGACCCCTATGTATTTCTTCCAAGTTCTAATCCAGATATACCTCCTGTTGATGTTATTGCAGGGTTAAAAGAAATAAAAAATGCTTGGATACAAAGTAATGTAAAAAAAACATTTACTACAATTCATTATTTCCCTGTAGATAGTGAACATGTTAGACCTTTATGGTATGAAATTGCAGATACTTTTGATATACCAGTTACATATACAAAGTTTGGGTTAGACAAAGCAAAAGAAATATATAAACCAATATCAGAACGATTAACAAATATATATCATGGTGTTAATACTAAAGACTTTTATCCTATGACACCTCAAGAATGTGAACAGATGAGATTTGAAATATTTGGAAGTCAAGGAAAAGATAAGTTTTGTATATTAAACTTAAATAGAAATCAACCGAGAAAAGATATAATTAGAACATTATCTATATATTCTAAGTTCTTAAAAAGATTAACTATTGAAGATCAAGAGAAATGTGTTTTATTCATGTATATGCAAAATATGGATATTGGATGTAATATTCAACATTCATTAGTAGACTTTCCTAATTTAGTTTTCAATAAGAATGTTATTGTAGCTGGTAATTATATCAAAGGAAATAAAATATCTGATATAAATAAGTTCTATAATATGGTTAGATATAATGGATGTGGGATAACTACTACATTAGGTGAGGGATGGGGTTTATTTTTAACAGAAGGATATGCTTCTCGACTTCCTATGATATGTCCTAATAATACAGTACATCCTGAGTTGACAAATAATGGTGAGTATGCTTATTTAATACCAACAGGTCAAGCTGTCTATCAATATGGATATATGGTTAATGAACCTCCACGTTATCCGATGATTGAAGATGAGGCTGTTAGTGTTTTATATAAAATGTATCATGGATTATTAAAAGATGATATGAAAATTAAGACTGAAAAAGCATATCAATTCGTTCAAGGGTTAGGATGGGATAAAATCGTAAAAGAACAGTGGTTACCTGTATTTTTAAAAGCTGAAGAGCATTTAATAAAACAATATGAAGATTTAAATAAAACAATTAAAGAGGTCAAAAAACTATGAAAAAAATAACAACAATTATAATTATTTTAGTATTCTGTATTAGTAGTCTATTTTGTGTTACAAAAGACGATTTAAATAATTCAACAAAAGAAATAAAGGATAGTATAATTTCAAATAGTATTAATCATCTTGATATGATTAAAAATGACAGTAAAGAAAATACAAATATCATCTCAAATAAAATTGATAATGCTAAAAATGAAGTTTTAGAAGCGGTTAGTTTAAAAAGTCAAGAAAATAATCAAAAGATTTTAAAAGGACCACTTAAAACATCGAAAAAAGCAAATAAAAAGATTAAAACAAAAGTACATAATAAAGTTTTATCGATAGAAGAACAAGAATTTATTAATGTGTTAAAGCAACCTAAAGACTTTAATATTAATAATGTTACTTCTGAAGTTAATTGTGATAAAAAATACATTGAAGACTTTGCTATTATTACAAATACGAATAATAAAAACAACTATCCTAATCAGAATGAGTTAGTTAATCCTTTAACTCCTGAAAAGGCAATTAATAAAGGTGATAAATTAATCGAACATAAACAGAATGAAGAATATGAGATTATATTAGACAACATTCCCGGAAGTTCAGAAAAGAAAGTAATAAAAAAGAACATGAAAATAAATGATATTAATTATGTTATCAAAATAGAGCCTAATACATTAGAACAAGTTATATTAATATTAAAGAAAGATTTAGAAGCTAATTTTGAAGTTATACGAAAAGCATTATTAGATAAAAGAGTTGAATTACAAAAGGATTATGATGATTTAATGGTACAAAATCAAAGTGTTATAAATCGATTAGAAAGTTTAAAATCCGAAAATAAAAAGTTTAATGAGCAATTAGCTATTGAAACTAAAGTGTATAATGAAAACGAACTATTGAGAATTAAAAAAGAAAATGAACAATTAAAACTTAAAATCGATGAATTAAATAAAGTTATAATAGAATATAAATCTTTTGAACAAAATGAAGATACAGATGACGAAGATAATACAGAAGATGAAACAAAAGAGAGTGAATAACAATGGGATATATTGGCAATTCTAAATTATATCGATTTACTACACCGTCAATCGTACTTGAGGACTATAAGACTAAAGTATTAGAACGAATGTCTACGAATGAAGTTACAGGTTATGAAATTACTTTTAATGACATTGCAGATGGTGAATTAGGTTATATAGGAATATATATAGATCAATTAAATCAAGGTGAACAGAATGAAGATTTGTATTCTGTTATTGTAGCTTGGAAAATAGCTAATAGTGATAACAACGTATTAGCTGTTTATGATTTGTCATACAAAATAGCTGAATGTTTTGATATTCCTAATAATTTTGTGTATGAAGATACAACATTAGGTGTTAGAAGTTATATAATCGTAAAAAAAGAAGTTCCTATTTCTTTTACTTACGATAAAAAAAAAGTATTTACGATGTATGCTGTTTATGACATAAAAGCAGCAAAGCAAAAAACATCTTAGATATACAGCTTTATTATTTCCTATCTTAAATATTCCTTGTCTTGCTGGGCGTTTTGAATATTTTTAGACAAGGAGCTTATCAAATGGCTTATAATTATAATCCACAAAATCAGATATTCGCAGGCAGTGCATTATTAGGGGTTTCTAGTGAACCTACAATATTTAGCACACCTATAACACTAACTGCAAGCACAACTGAATCTACATTCGGTGATACTATTAATGTCGCTAATGGTGCATTAATTTCAGGTTATGTATCTCAAGCATCTAATACTTATGTATTAGCTACTGTTAGAAATACAGGTGAGCATGTTATTATTGGTGATGTAGTTACAAATGAAATAGATTTAGTTAGAGGTTGGTTAGGAAAACATCCTAATTATCTTCAAGCTATTGAAAATGGCGGTTCATTTTGGAAAGCAATCGCAAGCGGTTATAGTATAGATTGCTGGGGACAATTTACAATGCCATCTATTGAAGATTATATCGAAGCTAATGGTATCGTAACAGTAGATAAAACTCAAGATGTGTTTATGACAATGGATAATGCAAGCGAATATGATACATATACATCAAAACAACCTTCTATCAAATTGACAGCTAATTTACCTTGGAATATGGTCGCTCATCCACAAGGAATAGGTGCTGTATTATCCAATGAAATTGTTACAAATGATAGTTCACCAGCTGCAACAAATAGTTATTCTCAATTAGTCGGTGCAATTAGTGCAGGTCAAAAGTTAACTAACAAATTAGTTATAGTATTACCAAAATCTGAATTAGGAAGTACAATCAACTGCTCGACATTGAATGGTTTTAGTCAATTAACTAAAGTAGTTCAAAGACATCAAGGCGCTATTTTACTTTGGAGAGTTGGTATTACACCTAAGCATAAAGACGCATTCGATCCAACTAAACAAATGGAATTAGAACTCG